TTGACCCAAGCGGAATTGGAGATAATCCTCATACATTTGGGCGACACTGCGTTAGACCACCATATTCAAAGACTTTCCACTTGGCAAAAAATCCGCCGTAAAGACCAGACCCCACCGCCGGGAGATTGGCTAATCTGGTTGTTACTTGGTGGACGCGGCGCCGGAAAAACCCGCGCAGGTGCAGAATGGATACGCCAGCAAGTCACAGACGGTGCCAAACGTATCGCACTGGTGGCTCCGTCCTATAATGAAGCCCGCGAGGTCATGGTCGAGGGGGAAAGCGGGCTCCTCAACATTGGCGAACCCCACAAACGCCCCGCCTACATATCGTCTAGGCGGCGGCTGGAATGGCCTTGCGGAGCTGTGGCACATGTGTTTTCTGCCGAAGACCCGGACGGACTGCGCGGGCCGCAATTTGATTGTGCCTGGGCCGACGAGTTTTGCGCATGGGCCTACCCGCAAGATACATTGTCAAATTTACGCTTGACTTTGCGGCTTGGCAAAACACCTCGACTGGTGATTACGACAACACCAAAACCATTACCCGCCTTAAAAAATCTTATGGCCGAACCAGGAGTTGTCATCAGCAAGGCGACGACCAAAGACAATGAGAAAAACCTGTCCCCGGCATTCATCCGTTCCATCTATGAAATTTACGGCGGCACAAGATTAGGCCGCCAGGAGTTGAACGGCGAAATACTGGAAGACCTGGAGGGCGCACTTTGGAGCCGCGCCCTGATTGAGCGGTCTTTGGTGGACGACGCTCCGAAACGGCTGGATAAAACCGTTATTGCTATTGACCCGCCCGCCAGCTCAGGCGCAAGCGCAGATGCGTGTGGCTTGATTGTAGCTGCACGTTCAGGTTTCGGCGCCCAAGCGGTCGTGTATGTGCTGCACGATGCCACGGTGCAGGGGTTGAAACCGGTTGAATGGGCGGCGTTGGCGGTCGAGCTATGGCGTGACTGGGACGCAGATTATTTACTGGCCGAAATCAACCAAGGCGGCGAAATGGTCGATGCGGTTCTCAATGCCATTGAAAGCGAAGCCCCCCTGCGCACGGTTTATGCATCTAAATCCAAGACCGCACGGGCCGAACCTGTGGCGGCTCTTTACGAACGCGGCAAGGTTAAACACTTGCGCGGGTTAGCGGAATTGGAAGATGAGTTATGCACACTTGGCGCATTTGAAGGCCCGAAGAAAAGCCCCGACCGGGCCGACGCATTGGTCTGGGCGGTGACGGATCTATTGCTTAAACCAAGACCTCTTCCAAAAGTGCGCCGGTTATAGCTAACAAACTTCAATTTCGACCAATAATTGATCTTGTTAATTAAGGGCTCTTTAACCATAATTATTCATAGTGACTATGTATATTACATTAGCGGAGCGAATAATGGCAATCGTGAATAAATTAACCTTACGGCGCGAACACAAATCGGCGACCGTGGAATTGGCAAGTCTTAACCGCGAAATGGCCTTGCGCATGATCACTCTGGCTAATGAAACCGGTGAAATCATGCCTTTAATCAAGGCCGTAAAAGCCATGCGCAGCGCTGAGGAATTTTATTCCCCTGATACGGCCCAAATTGAAGACGCCCGCGTTCAAAAAAAACTTGGCGATGTGTTACTGAACATTGGTAAAAACGAAGACGATTTGTCCGCATTGGAAGCAGCAATTTCTGCCTACCGCAGCGCCATTACCATATCGTCCATGCTCGGCGCACATAAATTGCGCACGGAAACCCGCAAAAGTTACGCCTTGGCACTAAATTACGCGGGAAAAGGTCAACACGACCAGAGTGTATCCTTGATGGGCGCGGCATAAACCTCTGATAAATCAAACATATACCACAATAATCTAGAGATATTTCCACGGCCCCGCAAGTTGCGGTAGATTTCATCCATGGTCAGAAATTGCACTTGTCAAACAAAGTGCCGTTTTGAGCCAGAGACATCAGCTCTTCGAAATCTTATAAAAATGGATATCCTATGAAAACCTGGCTGCGGACGGCATTTGCCCGACCCCCTCACACTAAAGCTCACGCCGTTACCGGAGGCCCTTTGGTGGCATTACAGTTGTCCGGCCAAGCTAGTTGGACATTCCAAAATTATAATTCACTGGCCCGCGAGGGTTATCAAGGCAATGCGGTGGCTTATAGATGTATTCGGTTGATTGCCGAAACGGCTGCATCAGTACCGTTTTGTGTCAGACGAGATCGTGCATGTCCCTCGCAAGACCCGGTTACGGAATTATTACGCGCTCCCAATCCGAAAATGTCCCGGGCTGAGTTTTTTGAAAGCGTTTACGGATATTTGCAATTGGGCGGAGACAGCTTCATGGAAGCCGTACTTATTGATGACATGCCTGCCGCATTATTTACCCTGCGCCCTGACCGGATGCGGGCCGTAACAGATGCAACCGGGTGGCCAATAGCCTGGGACTATGAAGTTGCAGGCAAAAGACGCCGCTTCACCCCTGCCCCAAATTCAGGTCTGCTGGCGGTTCACCATATGCGCCTGTTTCACCCGCTTGATGACATTCGCGGCTTCTCCCCTCTTGAGGCCACTGCCAAGGCCGTCGATATACACAATGCTGGCAGTGTCTGGACAAAGGCATTGCTTGACAATTCCGCCCGGCCAAGCGGGGCTTTGATCTATAAGGGGAGCGCTGGCGCGGAGAATTTAAGCGACGAGCAATTTGAGCGCTTGAAAACCGAACTGGAAAACAAACATTCTGGCGCCAATTCGGCCGGGCGGCCACTTTTACTGGAGGGCGGACTTGACTGGAAGGCCATGAGCCTGAGCCCTAGCGATATGGATTTTATCAATGCCAAACGCGAAGCAGCCCGGGAAATCGCGTTGGCATTCGGGGTGCCACCTATGCTGCTTGGTATTCCCGGCGATAATACCTACGCCAATTACAAAGAAGCCAATCTGGCTTTTTGGCGACAAACCATCCTGCCATTGGTGCGTAAAACTGGCGATAGCCTGGCAATCTGGTTGTCCGACTGGTTCGGAGATGATTTACGCATCTATCCAGACGAAAACAATATCCCGGCGCTGACTATGGAGAGAAGCGCACTTTTGAACGCGCTCAACGATATTGACTTTATGAGCGTGGACGAAAAACGCGAGCGCGCCGGATTACCGCGAACCACGGCATCGACACTATGAGCGGTTTCAAACTAGACCGCAGCATCAGTATCGGCATTATCGTAACTTTGGCCTTTCAAAGCGCCGGCGTGCTTATGTGGGGCGGAGCGGCGGAAGCTCGATTACAAAGTTTGGAAAAAACAACTTACGCTAGCCCGCTTCTGGTTGAACGCATGGCACGCCTGGAAGAACAAATGATCATGGCACGCCAGTCATTGGCAAGAATTGAACGCCGGCTCGACGAAGAAAAACTCAAATAGAAATCAAAACATGACCACATACCATACGGCGCATACCGGACTTATGCGTATATCCGGCTATGCCAGCCTGTTTGGCCAAAAAGACCTGGGCGGAGATATTGTCCACCGAGGTGCTTTTGCCAGCAGCATTTTATCGCTCAAAGACGGCACATTACCCATGCTTTTTGCCCACGAAACCAAAGAGCCGATCGGGGTTTGGAACCGAATGTTTGAAGACGCTACGGGATTATTTGTCTGCGGCGATATTTACCTTGGAACCAAACACACTGACCGCACGGCCAGACTGGTGCGCGGCGGAGCGCTTACAGGCCTGTCCATTGGTTACAGAACACTTCGAAGCCGGCCACTCAATCCTGGCCGGGCCTTAATTGAATTAGAGCTTTGGGAGGTCTCCATCGTCGCCTTCCCAATGTTGCGTGCCGCACGCATCACCCAAATCGACGCCCAAATCGATGACCAAGTCGATAAAAAGTTCACTTATGAACACCCAATTTCACACAGGAGAACAATGTGAGAAACCTCAAAACCACCCCCAAGAAAACAACCAACCAAAAGGAAATAAAAATGGTCAAATCGGTCGAATTACGGACTGCACAAGCAGATTTTTCCGCTACATTTGCCGCTTTCAAAGACGCCAATGATCAGCGCCTGGCCGAAATAGAAGCCAAGCAATCGGCAGATATCCTGCTCACGGAAAAAGTCGACCGCTTGAACACGGCACTGGATCAACAAACCAGCAAAATCGAACGTCTGGCCATCAAAACCGCCCAGCCCCATATTGGCGAATCCCCGCAAAACTGCGAAGCCAAAACCGCATGGTCATCCTATATCCGCACAGGTGATGTGCAGGCCCTGAGTGCTCTGAATTCACTTGAAGGCAAGGCCCTAACCGCAGGTGTTGGCGCGGAGGGCGGCTATGTCGCCCCGGCTGAAACAGAAAGCCGCATTGACCGGGCATTGGTCGAGGCATCGCCGTTTCGGACAATTGCAACGACCCGCTCTATCGGCGCGGTTAGCTTTAAGAAACCGATAAGCATTGGCGGCGCGGCCTCCGGTTGGGCTGGCGAAACTTCCGCCAGACCAGAAACGACGGCCCCGCAGATGGATCTTCTGGATTTCCCGACAGGCGAACTTTACGCCATGCCTGCCGCTACGCAAATCTTGCTGGACGACGGTGTAGCTGATGTGGACCAATGGTTGGCGGACGAAGTTCGCGATGTATTTGCCGCCCAGGAAACCGCCGCATTCACATCCGGTGACGGTATCAATAAACCAAGCGGATTGCTGAACTATACGGCGGTTGCCAATGCATCCCATACGTGGGGAAATGTCGGCTATATTGCGACAGGTGCCGCCGGCGCATTTGCTTCTAGCGCACCCATTGATGCCTTGATTGACCTCATCTACGCGCCCCAAGCCCGCTACCGTTCCGGTGCCAGCTTCGTCATGAACCGGCGCACGGTTGGCGCTCTTCGCAAGTTCAAGGACGCCGACGGTAATTATATCTGGCAACCCGCCGCCGCTGCTGGCCAACCTTCATCTCTATTGGGCTATCCCTTGGTCGAAATTGAAGACATGCCAGATATCGACGCTGACAGCACCTCCATTGCCTTTGGTGATTTTCGGCGCGGCTATCTGATTGTTGACCGCCAGGGCGTAAGAGTTTTGCGCGATCCATATTCTGCAAAACCCTATGTGTTGTTTTACACAACCAAACGGGTCGGCGGCGGCATTCAGGATTTCAGTGCCATCAAACTTCTCAAATTCGCGGTGAGCTAACCCCCTCACAAGCGAATGGCTGCCCCCATCCCCCTTGTGGGGGCAGCCACCTAAGTTCTGCGTACCCCCGCTAGTTTCCGCCCAATTTTACTTCGAGAAATATTATGCCCCTTATAGATTTGGCACCACCTTTGGTCGAGCCCATTGACCTTGCCTATGCGAAGCTTTTCATGCGCGTCGACGGGACGTCAGAAGATACGCTGATAGAAAACCTGATCAAAACCGCCCGCCATCAGGTGGAAAACAGCATTGGCCGTACTTTGGTCCGCCGCTCATTCATTTATAAAACTTCAATACCCCACGCCAGGCATATTTGCCTACCGCGTCCGCCGTTAGTTTCGGTTGTCAGAATGACCTTGATTGCAGAAAATGACCAAGCGGTTGATATTCCCCAAAGCGACTACACCGTAACCACAAAAACGGAGCCCGGTGAAATCCGGCTTAATCCCGACAAAAACTGGACGGATTATCTTGCCGAATTTACAATATTGGAAATCCAATTTGAAGCCGGCTACGGCGATACGCCTGACGATATACCCTTGCCAATCAGACAAGCTATTGTTCTGCTCGTGACCCACGCTTTCGAATTTCGCGAGGCCGCGCAAGCACCAGCCATACCCGCTATCATCGAAGCCCTGCTGGCCCCCTACAAGACGGTGCGGCTATGATCGGAAATTTACGCACCAGGCTCGGCATTTATATACCGCAATCAACGCCGGACGAATTTGGCGGTGTGCAAAAAACCTGGGTTTTATTTGGCCAGGCCTGGGCCCATATCAAACCAAAGACATTGAACGAACGGGCGCAGAACGGCCGGGCTGCCATTACCAAAACCTATCTTGTAACCGTGCGCTGGCAACGTGACTTTCCCGTGCGTGCCCGCCTGCTGTGGGACGATCGGACATTGCGGGTCCTCACTGCGTCCGATCCGGACAACCGCCGTGAACGTCTGCATCTGATCTGCGAGGAGGAACAACAATGAACGATACTAATCAGGCGCAAGCCCTGGCAAAGGCCGTACATTTAGCCCTAGGCACAGACATAGGGGTACAAAACCTGCTGGGGGCAAACCCAAGACTATATGACCATGTGCCCGAAGATCCGGTCTATCCCTATCTCACATATGGGCCACAGCGCAGCGCAGATGTGAGCGGTGATAACTTACAACTCACCGCCCATAATATGACATTGCATCTATGGTCACGGTATGGTGGCCGCGCCGAAATCATGGCGTTGACCAATGCCGTATCGGAAGTGCTGGAGAACGGTAACTGGCAATTGTCCGAAGGGAAATTGATCAACGCCAATGTGATTTTCACCGACAACTTTCGCGCCCCGGACGGGCGCACCCTCCACGGCGTTATCCGGTTTAACGCCACAACCCAACCCTCATAACAGGAGGCCAATAATGGCTGCACAACGCGGGCGAGATATGCTCATTAAAATCAGGAACGACCAAAATGCTTTTGTCACGGTCGCCGGGCTTCGGACCAAGAGTTTGAAATTCGGGGCCAAAACCATCGACATTACCGATTCAGGGAGCGAGGAAGCCTGGCGCGAACTTTTGCCAGGAGCTGGCATAAAATCAATTGAGATTAGCGGTGCCGGTATTTTTAAAGATGGAGCCTCTGATGCCTTGGTGCGCACCAGTTTTTTTAACCAAACGGCTGAAACTTACGAGATCATCATTCCGGATTTCGGCACGATTACCGGATTGTTCCTGATCTCTGCTTTGAATTATGCCGGTAGCTACCAAGGTGAGGCCAGCTATGAACTGGTATTGGTATCGGCAGGCAAACCCGTATTTGCAGCTTTGTAATGCCATATTTTCAAAAAGGCACTGGGTTTCAAAAGGGGGATGTGGCCTTTCAAATCGAAGGCCGCACATATCGTTTGCGTTTAACGCTTGGCTCTTTGGCCCATATGGAGAGCCGTCTCGGGGTCAGGGGGCCGCTGGAGCTTGCCCAAAAAATCAGGAATTTTGCCAATTGCAAGCACAACCCATCCGAAGTGCTTGCTTTGTTGGAATGCATGTTGTGCGCCGAAGACCACACCGGAACAACGCGCATTCCGGCCATGATCAAACGGGCCAAGCCCGGTGAATATATGCCAGCCTTGGCCCGCTTGTTTGAGGAGACGTTCTCATGAACCAATGGCCATTTGACATGTGGTTAAAAACTGCCGTGCGCGGGTTTGGCCTGTCCCCTGCCGAGTTTTGGCAAATGTCGGTGCGCGATTGGCTGGTGTTGATTTCCGGTACGGGCAAGCCCGGCATTGCTCACGACAAATTTGATGATTTGATGAACACTTACCCTGATGAGGTTAAAGATGAGTGATATAGAAAAAGCTGGCAAAGTGTTGGCGGATTTTGCCCAAGGCCCGGCCAAAGATGCTGCCGATTTGGCAGCCCAAAGTTTTGAGCAGGCCGGCGAACGGATTGCGCTGGCTTTGGAACGGGCCGCCAGACGCGGCGAGTTTTCCTTTCGCGATATGGCCGCCGCCATCACCCGAGATTTGGCCAGCTTGGCCATTCAAGAATTGGTAATTGACCCGTTAAGTGCGGCCCTGTCTGGGGGCAAGGCGGGCGGCGCGTCGCAAACCGTAAATCCGCTCAATATCGTCATGAATATCACCGGCGTAAACGACGCAAGCAGTTTCCAAAAATCCCAAGGCCAGATATCCGCGTCTTTGGTCAGGGCAGTGGCCCAAGGTCAGAAATTTATTTGATTTTTTCTTCCTCCGTTTTTCCCTCTCCAAACAAAGATGGGGGAAGTATCCCTCGTTTTTCAGAGGGGGGATGGGGGACACCCTCTCGTCTTGCCCCAGAGTAAAGTTGGGCCCCCATCGAGCACCAAGAGGCGCCCACTTCCCCCATAAAAAATGGAGGAAGGAATAATAGGAACAACAAACATGTCTTCATTTCACGATGTCAATTTTCCGCTGTCACTGGCCTTTGGGTCCAGTGGTGGGCCGGTGCGCCAAACCGAAATCATTACTCTGACGAACGGGCATGAGCAGCGCAACACGTCACAAGCAGACTCGCGGCGCAAATATGATGCGGGGGTTGGCATTAAAAACTTGGGCGATATGCAGATTTTAATCGCGTTTTTTGAAGCTCGGCGCGGGCAATTATATAGCTTTCGGTTTCGTGATCCCGTGGATTTCACCGCTGATAACAATATTGGTATTGGTGATGGGCAGACAACAGAATTCCAGCTTAGCAAATCCTATGAAGACCTGGCCGGATCGTGGCAACGCATGATCACCAAGCCTGTGCTCGGAAGCCTGGCCATGCGTTTGAATGCACAATCAACCACGGATTTTAGCATTGATTACACTACCGGTCTGGTGACATTTGATACGGCTCCAGCAAACGGTGTCGTGATCTCTGCCAGCTTTGAATTTGATGTGCCGGTGCGATTTGACATTGCGCATTTAAACACATCTCTGGAAGCGTTCGGCGCGGGCGGCGCGGTCAATATACCTCTGATAGAGGTGCTGGCCCATGCGTGAATTTTCTCCTGAATTTCAAGCCCATATTGAAGGCGCAACCACGAGTTTGTGTTGGGTTTGGAAACTGACCAGACGCGATGATATGGTGCTGGGCTTTACCGACCATGACCGGGATTTGGTTGTGGACGGCGTTAGCTATCAAGCCGCGTCCGGGTTTAGCCCGTCTGATATTGATGCCCGTCTCGGCTTTGCCCTAGATAACTCTGCCGTGCAGGGACTTCTCAGCTCTGATGTGATTACCAAGGCCGATATCCGCGCCGGACTGTATGACAGTGCGCAGGTTGAAATTCGCCGTGTTAACTGGATGCAACCAAGCGAGAATGGCCTGATCTGGAGCGGTAAACTTGGGGATATCCACATGCGCGATGGCCAGTTTGAAGCCGAATTGGTGGGCCGTGCCGCCGTGCTTGAACGCTCGACAGGGCGGGTATTTGCAAAATCCTGCGATGCCAGCTTTGCAGACACCAGATGCGGTCTGGATGCGGGCAATTTTCCCGGTAGCACCACATGCCCGCGCACCTACGAAGCCTGTAGACAATTTCAAAACACCACCAACTTTCGCGGTTTCCCATATTTGATCGGGGAAGACGCTGCTTTCAGCGCCCCGCGGGCAACCGACACCAAGGACGGTTCGTCCCGGTATTCCTGATGTTAAAAACTATATCCCGCCAAGCTGTTATCGACGAAGCCCTAAGTTGGGTCGGCACGCCCTATCAGCACCAATGCTCTACCAAATATGCGGGCTGCGATTGTCTAGGATTGGTGCGCGGCTTATGGCGCAAGCTGTATGGATGCGAACCCACCAAATTGCCCCCCTATACGCCGGACTGGGCCGAGGCGGGTGAAAATGAGATATTAAAGACGGCCTGCGACCATCATCTTGACCCGGTCACCCTGAGCGATGCCCGCCCCGCAGACATATTGTTATTTCGAATGCAGGCCGGAGTGCAGGCCAAACATATGGCGGTGCTGATCGAGCCTGACCTTATTGTTCATGCCTATTGGGGTCGGGCGGTGACGCGCTCATTCCTGGCCCCGTACTGGTTACGGCGGCGTGCCTATGCCTATTCATTTCCAAATTTGAGTTCCTGATATGACCACACTCGTTTTAACCGCCGTCAAAAATTTTGGCAGTACATTATTGCAGACCGCAGGCCGCATCGGTGTTGCCTATGCCGGACAAGCCATTACCAATGCGCTGGACAACCGGGTGTTTGAAGGGCCGCGCTTGCAAACTTTGCATATTCAAGGTTCAAGCGACGGTGCGCCTATGGCCCGGGTTTATGGTCGGGTGCGGATTGCCGGTCAGGTGATCTGGGCCGCAGAGGTCAAGGAACACAAACGCCAGGAAAAACGCGGCGGCAAAGGCGGCGGCCCGCGCACCAACACCTATAGTTATACCCTTAGTTTTGCGGTTGGCTTGTGCGAAGGTGAAATCTTGGAGGTCGGGCAGATATGGGCCAATGGTCAGGCTTTGCAAAGCAAGGATTTGAACATCCGGCTTTACAAGGGCAGCGAAGACCAAGCCCCCGACCCGTTAATCGCGGAGATAGAAGGCACACAAGTCCCGGCCTTTCGCGGCACCGCCTATATGGTGTTTGAGGACATGCCGCTGGATGATTTCGGGGCGCGCCTGCCGCAGCTTAACTTTGAAATTGCCCGCGCGCCCAAGCGCACCAATCAGGCACCGCGTATGGAAGATTTAATCGCGGGTGTTGATTTGATCCCCGGTTCCGGCGAATTTGCTTACGGCACCACCATCACCGAAGAAAGGCTCGGCCCCGGCACTTCTCGCCCGGTTAATATGAACAATCTTACGGGCCGCGCCGATATGGATGCAGCTCTTGACCAGCTACAATCCGGCCTACCAAATTGCACCCATGTGACCTTGATCGTTAGCTGGTTCGGGGATGATTTGCGGCTTAGCGAATGTCAGCTTAGACCCGGAGTCGAAAGCTGTGACCGGATTGACAAGCCGGGCAATTGGCAAGTGGGCAGTGATACCCGCGCCAGTGCCTATCTAATCTCGAAAATAGACGATCGGCCAGTTTACGGCGGCACACCGAGCGATGCATCGGTTGTCGAAGCTATACAGGCGATTAAATCCCGTGGCCTGACCGCCAGCCTATATCCGTTTATCCTGATGGACATTGTAGAGGGCAATACCTTGCCCAACCCTTACGGCGGTAATAGTCAGCCGGTGTTTCCGTGGCGCGGGCGCATTACTTGTAATCCGGCCGCCGGGCAGATTGGCACGGTTGATAAAACCGCAGGCGGAACCTCACAAGTGCAGGACTTTTTCGGCAGCGCAAATATATCCGATTTTTCGGTATCGGGCGGGGTGGTGTCATATAGCGGAGCGAGCGAATATAAATATCGCCGCATGATACTGCACTATGCCCATTTGATGGCGGCGGCAGGCGGGGTGGATGCGTTTATTATCGGCTCGGAAATGCGCGGCATGACTACGGTACGCGGAGCAGGTTCCAATTATCCAGCGGTCAGCGCATTGCAAGTATTGGCCGCAGATGTGCGCTTGGTACTGGGGACGGGCACCAAATTAAGTTATGCCGCCGACTGGTCGGAGTATTTCGGGCATCATGATAGCTCCGGTGATATACGCTTTCATCTCGACCCGCTATGGGCCGACAACAATATTGATGCGGTCGGCATAGACGCCTATTTTCCCCTGTCCGACTGGCGCGATAATGTCGATCATATCGACGGGCAAAATTATGAGCGCATTTATGATGCGGATTATCTGAGCTCTAACATGGAAGGCGGCGAGGGTTATGACTGGTATTATACCAGTGGGACTGACCGCGACAGCCAGACCCGTACCCCGATCAGTGATGGGGCCTATAACAAGCCGTGGGTGTTTCGTTATAAAGACGTCAAAGGTTGGTGGGCCAATCCCCATTATGACAGAATTGGCGGCGTCGAGCAGGCCAGCGCCAGCCCGTGGGTACCGCAGTCAAAACCGATCTGGTTTACCGAAATCGGTTGCCCGGCCATTGATAAAGGTGCCAACCAACCCAATGTGTTTTGGGATCCAAAATCATCCGAAAGCTATGCGCCTTATTATTCCAATGCCGCTCGCGACGATTTAATCCAGCGCCGATATATCGAGGCTTTCCTTGGTTATTGGCAAGAAGACAACAACAAAAACCCGGTGTCCAGCGTGTACGGC